TCTAAAAATTGCCGAACTTAAAAAAGTTGCAGAATCGTTTGGTGTAGATATTACAAGCGTAAAATCTAAAAATGAAATTGCAGCCCTTCTTGAAGAAGAAGGTATTACATATCAGATGTATAACAAGTTTGTTGGGGCAGAAAAAGAAGAAATAGAAGTATCTCCAATTGAAAAACAAAGAAAAGAGAAAAAAATCTTGAAGGCAGAACAAGCAGTACTTGTAAAGATGGATAGAACAAATCACTCATACCAGACAATGGGATACACATTTACCGATACACATCCTTTTGTAGCCATGACAGAATCAGATGCACAGAGCATTTTTGACACAGAGACAGGATTTAGACTAGCTACACCACGTGAAGCACAAGAATACTACGCATAACAAGGAGTAAAGATGCAAGACATAGTTAAAGGAAGTCAAGAAAAAATACACCTAAATGTGTATAATGACAATGTTCTTGCACAGGCTGATAGCCTACCGATAGTAAGCGTATATGATGCAGATGATGATGCAATCCCGCTTGTTGGTTTTTCAAACAAAGTAACAGATGAAGAGCCAACAGGCATATATTCTTACATGCTTACGCCATCATTAACTAATATTGTGCGTGTCCTTAAGATTGTATGGACATATCAAATAGATGGCGTTGACTTTACAACTGAAGATTTTTATAGGGTAAGCACTGTATATGCTACAGTAAGTGATATTATAGACTTTTTAGGATTTGGAGCATCTCCAAATGCATTAAATTATCAAAGTCCAGAAAAAATTATAGCTGCTGAAAAAGTAGCAAGAACAATAGTTGAAGGTTATACTAACCAAACTTTTTATACATTTTATGGCTCACAAGAAGTATTTGGAAAAGGCGGGGACGCTGTAAGTGTAATATCCAAAATGCTTACCCTAGATAAAGTCTGGGAAAACGATATGCTACTTATTGACAATACAGTAGACCCTGTATACAATACGTTTGGCTTTGGCCTTGAGATATCACCTACAGGGTTTGCTATCCGTATAGTTAATGCTGGCTGGGATGTAAGATATGATAATCAGGTAGATCCAGCCGTATTATATTATGGACGCTTTAGAGATAATGGTCGCTATAAGTTTCAAGGTCAGATGGGATATAAGTATGTTCCAGAAGATATTAAGATTGCAACAATGTTGCTTGTAAATGATATCTTGGCAAATGACTTTAACTGGAGAAATAAGTATCTTAATAAAGTTAACTTATCTGAAATTTCATTTGAAATGTCAGGTGGAGCATTTAACGGAACGGGAAATGTTACTGTAGATAATATACTTGATCAGTATAGAAATACTAACATTGTGATTATATAATGTTTAATTCTTCTGTCGTAGCCTCAATTATGAATATGACTGCTGATATATTAATTCAGCAAAACAATCAAAATCCAAACACAGGTGCTATAGGCAGAGAATGGGTTTATGATAAAACAATTCAATGCAAAATAGAGCCAATTAAATCTGGTGGTGCTTCAACTCGTGGAGATAATAAACAATTTGACAAAGGTACTGCAGGCGGGTATGCAGAAAAACTTCAATTAAGAGTAAAAGGCCTAGAGCTATTAAGTAAGCGTTGGAGAATAACAAATGTTCGTTCAAGCGACGGACATCCAATATTTGTTGAAACAGATAGATATGGCGAACCAGATACAATATTTGAAGTGTATTCGTCACACGCTGTTTTAGACCCATTTGGTAAAATTTCTTATTATGAAGCAGTTCTTCAAAGGGTTCCAGTACAGAACAATGATCCAATTAACAATTAATCCAAAAGAAATTGATAAATTATTTAGCGAGATAGATTTAAAAATATCTGGGCTTAAAACATTAATATCTCCAAGTTCTGCAAGTGAAATTGCTAAAGCAGCATTTACATTAACAGGCGAAAGATTTGTTTTAGCAGTTGATAGGTTTTCTATTTCTAATCCAAAAAGAATGCATCACGTTTATGAATGGAAAAGAACTGGTAGGTCTAATGCAAGGTTGTTTGTTTTAGAAAGAGAATCAATATTAAATGGCTCGCTAGGAATTAATGTTAGTTTTATGCCATCAAGGACCCCAGTTCCTATTCCAACAGAATTATTATCCCCAGGCCCTACTGGAAAATCAGTTACATCAAAAACAATATTTAGAGATAAAGCAAAAGTTATGGAAGAAGGAAAACCAATTCAATTTGCTGCAAAAAAAATTATAACATTTTTAGGAACAAATGGTCAAGTTTTTTTACAACCTGGTACTATGGTAACAATATTAAATCCTGGAGGGATTCAGGTAAGAAATTCTTTTCAACAATTTATGCTTGAATGGTATCAAGCAAACTCTGAATCAATTATGAAGTCTTCAGGGTTGTATGAGAGAATAGCTTATGATGTTGCAAATGTATTAAATACTACAGGGGCAGGCATGAAAGAAGTTAACCTTGCAGTAAAAAATGCAGCAAGCTTATATTCTCAAGAAAGGGTGGTTATTAAATAATGGTAGATTACACATATGTCGCATCTTACGATGTTAGAAAAGTTTTATGGGAAGAGCTGCAAAATTCTGGCCTTTTTAACATAAACGATTATTACGCTGATGGGTTTGCTGATCCTTTAATTCCAATTATTCCTACTCAACAAGTGCCAGAGTTTAACAACCTTTTGCCAGGAGCTAAGTACATAACTTATGACGTTTTGTTAAAGCATCATCCAGTACAATGGTGGATGTCGGAAGAAACCATGACTTTTGAAGTAGTTTCCAGTGATTCTGGAGAAATACAAACTGTTATTAATTTTATGACCGATCTGTTTAGAAGGTATGATCAGACAGCCAGAGATGTTAATCTTCAGCTTATCCCAGAAAGCCCTTATACATTTCACTTTTTTAGAATAGAATCTTCTGACCCAGTGCAGGCTTTTCAAAATGAGGGCGGTTTCATGAATGCCCCATTTGTAATAGATTATTCATATAGTCGTGACCTAGACCCAATTACAGGCAGATATCTATAAAATTTGTCTTATACCAATTTAATGCTATGCTTTTCCTTGAGGAAGTAAATTGTCATCTTTTTTTATTCAAATAAAATAAGGTGGTGAAAAATAAAATATGGCTACAAATACAAAAAATGTTATTGTTGGTGCAGCAGATCTCTTCATTAGCGTTGGAAACAACTCTAACTCAACAGGTCGCCCAGCCACAGATGCAACTACGCTAGGTACACTTTTCGGTGCTTCACAGTCTGCTAGAGAAAACCTTTTGGCATCAAGTGCTTATAATGAAGTTGGATTCACATCAACAGGTCTTGAGATTTCATACGAACCAAATTATGGTGAAGTAATGGTTGATCAGCTCTTGGATGCAGCTCGTCTATTCAAGCAAACACTTAAAGTTATGCTTAAGACAGAACTCGTAGAGGCAACTCTTGAGAATCTTACCCTTTCATGGGGTCAGATGGATTCATACTTTGTTGCAGCAACAGGAAGTGCATCTCCTGCACTCTCTTCTGGAACTCCAGTTTCTTCTGAAACAGGTGCAACTCTTAATATGGCAGCAGGTGCTCTTGGAGATGCTCCAGTAGAGCGTACACTTATTGCGGTTGGAAATGCTCCAGCAACAATTAAGGGAACAGCAACTACAAAGCGTAATAAAGAGCGTGTCTACGTAGCACGTCGTGTCGTATCAATTGATACAACAGCACACGGCTTAAAGCGTGATAATGCTACTGTTTTCCCAGTCAATTTCCGTTGTCTACCAGATGATTCAAATGCTGCTTATGCAGGTGCTGAATATGGTGTGGTAATTGATCGTGTGTGGGGATCTAACTAAAACTTAATATACAACTTAATATAGAATTTCAAGCCCCGTCAGAAATGGCGGGGTCTTGAATTTGTTTTCACTGATTTTATTGGTATAATTTAGATAACATAAAAGGAGCTATAAATTGGCAACAACAGTATATAACATTGAAGAAATTTCACTACGTGATGGAACAACAGTCACATTAAAACCTCTGCCTATTAAGCAGTTAAGAAAATTTATGGAAATTATTAACAAAGGTCAAGTTGCAGAAAATGAAAATCCAGATGCAGCACTTGACATATTTATTGAAGCATGCATGCTTTGCCTACTTACAACTGAAAGACCTGAACTTGGTACCGATAAAGATAAGTTTGAGGAAATAATTGAGACTCCTACAATGATGAGAATTCTTGAAATTATTGGCGGATTGAATCTTACAGACCCAAACCTACTGGGAGCGGCACTAGTTGGGACGAACTAGATCTACGCTCCTTGGAGTCCGAAGTATTCTTGTTAGGTCAATGGAAAAACTTTGACGAACTAGAATCTAGCTTATCACTTGAAGAACTAACAGCATTGTTAGAAATTTCAAGAAAGAAAAGCTATGAAGATAAAAAGTTTTTGGCTGCAGTAAATGGTGTAGAGCTAGAAGATGAAGTTGAAGAAGAAGATTCTGACATCTTAGAACTACAAGGTTATGCAGCATCACGTGAAGGCTTTGGTATAGATCAAGGACTCGGTGCAATAACTATGGGGGAGGATGAGTAATGGCAAAAGTTGAATTAAACATTGTCGCACTTGGCGATTTCTCATCAGTACAAGCTCAGTTAAAATCTTTGCAAGAACAAGTTGCAATGCTGCAAAAAGGTTTGGCTGGCGTTGGCGTAAGTTCAAATCTATCTAAAGACCTACAAGGACTAAGTGCCCAGTTTAAACAAACAATGCTATCAACTGGGCAATTTACTGCATCAACTGTTGCAATGCAAACAGAAACTGCAAATTTTGGTAACGCACTAGCAAATGGTAAATTAAAACTTACTGATTATTATAATATAATTAAAATGCGTTCATCTGAGGCAGTAACTCAGTTTAAAGCACTTGCACTTGAACAAACAAAATTACAAAATTCAATTATAATGAATGATCCCACAAAAACTGGGATACTTAATGTTTATACGCCAACGCAAATTGATAAGGTTGCAAATGCAACTAAAATTGCAGCAAACGAAGCTAATCTTTATGCAATTGCAGTTAATAAAGGATCTCAATCATTAATTAATTTTGGTAAAAATACACAGTGGGCAGGACGCCAGTTAACTGTTGGTATGTCTGTACCAATTATGATTTTTGGACAACAAGCCGTTGCATCATTTGATGCAGTCAATGTAGAGCTTACAAGGTTGCAAAGACTTTATGGTGAAGGATTAAAGCCACCAAGTCAAACAGAACTTAATCAAATTTCAGATCAAGTTTTAAACTTAGGCAAACAAATTGCTGGAACAATGGGTATTGCTCAAACAGAAACTGTTAAAGCAGCAGCAAACTTTGCAGCAATGGGTCGTCAAGGTAAAGATCTTTTAGATACAACTGCACAAACAATGCGTCTTTCAAAGCTTGGTGCAGTTAGCACGGCAGATGCAACAAACACAGTTGTAGCATTACAAAATGTTTATAAAGTAAGCACAATGGATTTGGCGGGAGCCGTAAACTTCCTTTCAGATATTCAGAAGCAAACAACCATGACTCTTGGAGATATGACGCAAGCTATTCCACGTGTTGGTCCAATTATGCAACAGTTGGGTGGAACATATAAGGATACTGCTGTTATGCTTGTTGCTATGCGTGAAGCGGGAGTTCCAGCAACACAAGCTGCAAACGCATTGAAGTCCGCAGTTGCATCTATGATTGCTCCTACTGCAGCAGCATCAAAAGAATGGCTTCAATATGGTATTAATTTATCTTCAATAAAAGATACCACACAAGGTAATCCAGTTCAAATGATTACTGCATTGCAAAAAGGATTACAAAATCTTTCACCACTTGTTCGTGAACAATTAATTGATAAGCTGTTTGGAAAATTTCAATTTGCACGTATTTCAGCACTTCTTGATAATTTTGGAAAAACTGGATCTCAAACTGTAAATGCTTTAAAAATTGCAAATGCAACACAGTCTGAATTAGCAACACTTGCAAATCAAGAAATGAAACAAGCTACAGAATCTCCAACTGCTCAATATCAAAGAGCACTTCAAACATTTAAAGCAGACCTTGTTCCAGTAGGACAAAAAATTGTAGAATTTGCAACAAAACTTATGGGATTTGCAAATTCTATTTCAAAAGTTTTTAGTGGGTTGCCAGCACCATTAAAATCAATTGCTGGATTTTTAGCAATAGGAACAGTCATGGCTGGACCAATTATCATGTTAACTGGTTTGCTTGCTAACTTTGCGGGATTCTTAATAAAAGGCGTATTTAATATTAAACAACTTGTTACTGGCGGTAAAACAATTGGTCAATTGTTAACCCCAGAATTTATAGCAGCTCAAAATGCATCAAAAGCATTTGGAACAAATGTAGTTAACAATGTTGGTGAGATTGAATTATTATCAAAAGCTATTGCTGATTTAACAAGAAATATAGAAGCAATGGTTTCATCAATGGGTATGGGTACAAACATACAATCGTTATCAGACATTGTTGGGGGAGTTGCTCAATCAGAAGTTAGAATGTATGAACAAATGAAGTTACCAGGATTTGCAAAGGGCGGAATTATTAGTGGGCCAGGCACTGGAACTTCAGATAGTATTATAGCTAGAGTTTCCAATGGTGAAACAATATTTGATGCAGAAACAACAAAAAAATACTATCCAATTATTCAAGCAATGTTTAATAATAAATTACCAGGCTTTTTTGAGGGAGTATTAGACTTTAGAAAACAGGGAAAAAATGGTAAAAAATACAGAACAGACTTAGGCCACGGCTCAGAAATGGATCCAGCAACATCTGCAAAATATTTTGATAGATATCCAGGACTTATAACATTAAATCAAAGTGGACTCGGCTCGGCAGAGATACTTGGTAAAGAAGTAGGAATTCAAGGTAACGATTTAAATGTTGGAATGGGAAGAAATAAAAATGGCGTAACGCCAGACGAAATGATCTCTGATATGAAAACAACTGGACCTATGAAATGGGCTGAAGGTGCAATTAATGGCGGTATGCCAGTATCTAGATTAAAAGATGCAGATATGCAGCAAGCATTAGTACGTTATGATGTAGAGCTAAAAAAACAAATTGAAATTTTAAAAGAAAACAATAAAAATGATCCAAACTATAGAATAAAAAATAAAGATTATTACGATGCTATATCTAAAGCAAAAGATGTAATTGCAAAAGAAGGACCAGCTCATTTAGAGTTGGTTAACAGTTTAAATAAAGCTGGTAAATCTTTTGGAGGATTTAGAACTTTCTTTGATAATGCAAGATCTAAGCTTGCAAAAATAGTTTCAGAAATGGGTGGAACCATACAAGGAACTATGGTAAAACTAAATGGTAGTAGTGTTGGAGAAATTAAAACAGAAAACAATGAAGATGGCACAAGATCTTCAGGAAAATTTATAAATGGTGAAATTGTTGGTGGAACTCCAAGCCCAATGAGTTCTAATTCCTATAAATTAGCTGCAGATTCAAAAGAGGCAGTTAATGCTGCAAGAAATGAAATTTATCAGTTAACAGAAAACTTAAGAAATTATATAAAAACTCAAGGTATGGATGTTGCACAATTTTTTGGTGCAGGATTTAATCAAGGATTAATTAATGATATTCCAGAATTAAAAGCAGTAGTACAAAGATTTGGAACAGTGCTTCCAAATGAATTAAAAGAAATTTTAGAAGTTGCATCTCCATCCAGAGTCGGTATCTGGATCGGAAAGATGTTCGGTAAGGGTGTACAGGTAGGCGTACAAGAAGCAATACCAGGGCTTGAAACAGCAGGACAACAAGCTGCTACAGCATTAACAAATGCTACAGAAGGACCATTGATGGAAAATGGATCTTTTGTTAAAAATACAGGATTTATGGGAAGACTTAAAGGTATGGCTACCAAACCTGGCGGTGGCATGAATATTCAGGCTAAGATGGCTGGATCCACTGCTTTAATGATGGGTGGACAAGCACTTGCTGGAATGTTGCCTAAAGGAAGTAACGCATCTAATATAGCTGGAGATGTTTCAAATATGGCAGGAATGGGCATGATGTTTGGCCCATGGGGTGCAGCAGCGGGTGCAGCAATAGGACTTGTTACTGGTGGCATCGGGGCTTTGATGAAAGCAGAGAAAGAACATCAAGCTGTAGTAACAGCATCGTTTACAGCAGCAAGCTCTTCTATTTCAATGTTTGGTGGTAAGTTAACTGAAACAAGTAATAACATTATTCATTTTAATGACGCATTAGAAAAATCTGGAATTACCTCAAAGAAATCATTAAGTGAAATTGATCAAATGGCTAACTCTATAAGTAAGTTAGGCAAGGGTGATGCAACTAAAACTACAGCAGATGCCATTAAAGGATATAGCGGTGTTGGCCCAGTTGTAGGAACATTAAAACAATTTGCAGCAGCTCAAGTTGCAGCGGGAATGGATCCAAAAGGTGTTGCTAAAATGGTTGCAGCTATGCTGCAATATGCTGGTAAAACACAATATCTTAAGCAAGCTCTTAAAGAAATTGTTCCTGCAACACAAAGTGTCGGAGCAGCACAACAAACATTGCTTTCTAAATTAGTTGCAACAACTGGTGCTTCATATATTTCAATGCAGGTAAATAATGGAATTATAAAAACCTATAAAGACATGAATGCAAGTCAAAAAAATGTGGCTGACGGTTTTGGAACTGTTGGAATGAGCATGTTAAATGCCAACGCAACAAGTAAAGATTTAATTGGTTCAATGAATGCATTAGACAAGAGTGGTCTAGATGCGTATACATCTGGAACAATGCTTGCAGCTAAGCTTAAAGATATGGGTCAAGTTGACCTAGCCAGCAGGATGCTAGAAATTAATAAAACTGTTGGCGATACTGGTAAATCAATGTTGATTGCAACTGCTGAAGCTGATGGTCTTATAAAAAATCTAGATAAACTTGCATTAACAAAATTAATGAAAGATCCAAAAGCAATGGCAACTCTTGCTGCTCAAATTGATAAATATAATAAAGACGCAGCAGCAGCAGCTGCAAAACAGGCAGCAGCAGACGCAGCAGCTCAAGCAAAGAAAGACGCAGCAGCAGCAGCCGCTGCATCAGCAGCTCAACAAGCAGCAGTATTTAAAGGAACAAAAGAAGAAATTGCAGCAAAGAAATTGCTTTCTGCTCATAAAACTGATCAAGATGCGGTGCTTAAAGGCCTTAAAGATCAGCTATCACAATATCAAAAACAACAAGCAGAATTAAAGCGTATTAGAGATCTTGATCAGCAAAGAGCAGATATAAATAGCCAGATGAAAACAGCCATGATCTCTGGAGACTTTTTAGCAGCAGCAAACTTGGGGCAAGCAAGTTCTTCATTGCAAGTTGATTTCAATGCTACAACAATGGAAAATAAAATGCAGGGACAGATTGATCAGGTTCAAATTCAAGCAGATGCATTTTCTCAAGCTCTTGCTGATTTAACAGATGCAATTTCAAATGGTGTTAAAGTCCTTGATCCTAATATCAAAGCAGCTTCAAAAACTGCAGTTTTAAAGCCTGGTGCAGTTGATGCTAATATTGCCCCTAGCATAATAACTCAAAACTTTGTTATCAATGGCGGAGATCCACAAGCAGTACATACAACAGTTACTGCAGCCACAACGGGAGCGGTAAAGAAACAAGCAGATGCAGCACATAAGGTTTCTGTAGTTAAAAAAGGCGTATCTCCAGTTAAGCCAAAAACATCACAGGCTATAACAGGAAGGAAGACCCTATGAGTACATTTACAATCCCACAAGGAGTACAAGTATCATTAGATGGCTCAACATGGTATAAACTTTCTGATCATAATAGAAATCCAATTTCAATTACATATACATTAATTGAGCAAACAGATAGAATGGCAAATGGCACATTACGTAAGTACGTGGTTGCTAGAAAATTTGTCATATCTGTTGATTGGAAAGACTTCCCAACATTAGACACGAACCTAGTAGACTATGATGGCAATACATTTGCTGCAGCATGGATAAAAGCATTTTATGAAAAAAATTATAATAGCCCAGTATATGTTAAATTAATGTTTGCTCAAGATACTGGTATTGTAGATAGTAACAACATACCAGTTCCAGGTATACCAAATTCTAGTCTGTATCAAGAATCTAAAACCACATCTGGTCAAATATTTACAGCATTTATGACTACTTTTACATATGATGTTGCAAAAAGAATGCGTGGTTATGACTACGTAAACCTCAAAATAGAATTTACGGAGATTTAATGTTAAATGTAACAGGCGTCAGCAATGATATATTCTTGCATTCTCACACTGTTGAGATGCTTCCTGTTGTTTCTGCAGAATGGAATCAAAATCTTTTTAACCCGCCATTTGTTACAGTAGCGGGGGATGGTGCAGATCAAGGAATAGGAACAGAAAGCGGGACTTTAGTAGATGTTCCAAGCACAGTTTTTTATGAAGGATTTACAGTAAAAGGATTTGCTACATCTCATTCAGGATTAGATCAAGTATCATTTGGTCAAGTATCTTATTTAAGTAATAGTCAAATGACTCCAGCAAGTGCTTATAAGATAGTTACATATGTTAAAACAAATAGTTCTTTGCCAGTTATGATAAACTGCTCAACAGAATATGGATCTTCTTATGTTGAAGCAAATTCTTTTGGTTGGACAAAAATAGAAACAAATATTGGTTCAAGTGCATCAACAGAAAATATATCTAGTTTTAATTTTTCTATTACAGCAAATACTTTTGATTCAAATACTTCTGACCCAATAATCTATTATACTGTTCCAAAAGTATATTTAAATAGTTATTTTAATTACCAACATAATTCTTTGTGGCCTACAGATTCAGTATTTTCTTATTATAGACCAGGAGAATCGTATGTAAGAACGGGAAACACTAACTTTACATTTCCACAAAATTTTAGAAAAGTAAAAACACCAATTCTATCAAGTCAAGAAATTGGCTCTGATGGACTTCTTGACAATCCAATATCATTTCCAATTACCCCTATAATAGAAAATCCTTCTTTTTCAGCTGTTGCAATACCAGTGCCATTTTTTAAAAATGTGTTACCGAGTGATATGTCTTCATTTAAATATTTTGTATCTGAAGCAATAATATCACCAGCAAATACAACAAGTATTTCTGCAGTATATGCAAATAATATTAATGCAAACAAACTTATAATTAAATTAAATAATATTATGGTAAATCCAATTGTTCATGTTTCTATTAATGGATCTGTAATAACTGTAGATGGTTCACAAGATATTGCTCCAGATTCAACTGGTTTAATATCTTTATATGCAACAAAGTCTGGAAATACTGTATCCTGGTCTAAATCTCCATGGGCAACTATGCCTCATTTTAATTTAGATGGAAGTCTTTCTAATTATTTTTCATTAAACAGCATAACATTAACCCAAGTAAGTACATCTCCAAATTCAGCATTTTTAAACTATTCGTCTAGCAATGATTTTGCTAATGACCTAACACGCCTTCATGTTCTTGAAATTTCTCCAAGACTTGAAGTTGATCTTTCAGATTATGTTATGGAAGTAGATATATCAAAGTCGTTAGACAGCAAAAATAACGCAGTCCCAATTTCTTCAATTAATACCGATGATGCTTCCGTTTTGCTATCAGCAATTCCAATTTCTCAAAACAATTCTTTAATTCCTCTTTTTTCAAGTCAAAGTAATTTATCTATAAACGTTTTGTCAAATATGTTGAGAAAAAATATTAAATTTTATATTAATTTTATGGTTAAATCATATTTTAATCCAGTAAATAATACTAACACTCAAGTTAATTTAATGGTACCTGGCGGAGTATATTACTCTGATACTTGGGAT